CCGGCGAGGGCCAAAAGTTGATCGGCGACCCGGCGCATGGCGGGCGAAGATGGTGTCGGCGGTGGTGATACAATCCCGGGTATGTTGAGTGCGAGATAATTTTTAAGTCTTTTTTCAATAGGATTGCCTTGTTCGAGTGCGGTGTTGAATTCCGAAAAGCATTCGGCCAAGAATGGCTGACCTTCTGTGACGCGTTGTTCGCGGTCGATGGTTAGTTCTTTTGATATCTTTAAGGCCAGACGCTTGAATATAAGAGACGACCGGGTCGCATTGGTCATTTTTTCGTTAATTTTCATGAACAGTTGGATCGAGCCGATGACACCCGTACCGGCTGACAAAACCGCATTCATAATACTGACGTATTCCTGACTCAGGAACGAGTTGAGACATATAGCCGTGAGCGCATTTACAGAAGATATAATCAGGATGGGGATATTGAACTTTGACGAAAGCCGGTTATAGTAGTGGAACTCTTTTAGGTTGTGTTCGTGTAATTCGAGCGACTGTTTTTCAATCTTTGCCAGGAACTCTTCCTCCTTGTCGTGCCACACGTCAGTCTTCATACCGTTAGCGTATTTTTTTCTTCACCCACAGTAATGTCTACGCGTCTCGGTATGGGTGACGGTCGGTGCTTTACGGTGTTTGATTCGACCCGTCTGTACAACGATATGGTGATGAAGAAGCAGAACATCAACTACGAGGACAATCTGTCTTTCCGCCGGTACCTCCAGGCGAAGGGCCCGGATGCATTCTTCGTCCCTCAGAATAGCGCATGCTCTGGTGGGCCCGGCGGCCAGGGTAATTCCTCCTCTTAAAAAAGTGAAGGGCTAAAAATACATGCACATTGTCATCGATGGCAATATAGGATCGGGCAAAACAACGCAGCTCGGGATCCTTGAAACGGCGGGGTGGTTGGTCAAGCGCGAACCGCTTGACCAATGGCCTCTTGAACTCTTTTACAAAGACATGTCCCGGTGGGCACTTCTTTTACAACTTAAAATTCTTCAGACAATCAGACCGGACACAGAAGTTACGGTCTACGAACGGTGTCTTCTCAGTACCCGATACGTCTTTTGGGAATATCTCTGGTCGAAGAAACTCGTCCGGGCCGAAGAACATGACGTGTACGAAAACGCATACGAAAAGTACAAGTGGTACCCGGACGTGTACATTTACCTGGCGAAGAAGCCCGAGCTCGCGCACGCTCATATCCAGTCTCGAGGTCAGACGGGTGATAAGTCGGTCACGCTCAAGTACCTCCAGGATCTGGACGTACTGTACACCCGGATGCTCATGCACGTGCCGTGTCACGTCCACGTCGTAAACGCCGCACAGACCCCAGAACAGATTCACGCCGAGGTGTCGGCGATTTTATCCAAGTACACGGTAAGGGGTCCAGATGGAACGTGGATGCGCAAGCCTGACCGCCAGCGGTCGAAAGTGTCGAAACGGGCCCCGATGTCATGTACACCTTTCGCAGACATGTGTCGTCTGTCTTGAACCGGTCCAGGGCCGGGACGCCCAACGTCTGAATTGTCGTCACGTGTTCCACGGACCGTGTATCACAAACTGGTTCGCCATGTCGGACGAGTGTCCGGTGTGTCGCGCCGACCAGGGTGACCATCCGACGATACAATTTAAAAAAAAGGTTGAAGACACGGTCCGGGCAATTTACCAAGACGCCATTCGGTCACTCGAGCACGACCTCGAAGCCGCACGGACGCGGACACCCAGAACGCTTTTTCCTCGCCGGGTATCATATGCCGGGTCATCATCAATGCTCAGGGGTAACACGCCAGGGGGTGCAGTGTAAACGTCAGGTCCGAGAGACGGAAAACACGTGCGGTCGGCACAACCAGACAACCGGGCTACAGTGTCCGGTATGTCTGGACGATATGGGTCGAGGACGCCATCGAACACTCGATTGCGGACACGCATTCCATCTCAGATGTCTCGATCGGTGGAAACGTATGTCGCGAACCTGTCCCATGTGTCGTGTCCCGTTCGACCAACCCCTTTATAAAGTACGTGTTTCGGTCCAGCGCATCCGGGACGATCATACGTCTGTTCACTCGTACGTGACATCAAATGTCGCCGGGCTCGTCAGTTCGTTCGGCATAGACCCCTTTGTCGATCCGAGGTTCCAGACCGATATACTGTTTGAGGTTGCCGACGATGAGATTCTCGCCGATGTTCTCGAAGAACTCGGACTCAGAATCCCGTCAGGCGTGGTCTCAGACGGTTCCGCATCCGGGACCGTGCCAGTGCTTTCCGCCCCGCCTGGCACTTGACGCAATAGGCCGAACAAAACTTTGAGTAGTTGAGTCCGGGATAATTGCGATTGGCCGTCAGTGGGTTCTTTATGGTGTTCCCGGATGCGTCCACCAGAACCGGCCCGGCACCAAACCCCTGTTTGTGCGCCCAGAGTTTTACGGGTATGACCATGACTTTTCCGGGACGAAGTATGCCCGTCCGGGCAACCTCATTCAGATGGTCCAGTGTACGCAATTCGTCACCGGTTGTCGAAATACGTCCTTCGGATGCCCGGTGTGCCCGATGTGCTTTGGCGTACGCAGCCTTTATGACCGTCGGCGTGACCCGGAAAAACTTTGCGAGCGCCGGAACCGTATCGGGAACGGGGCGCGGGCGACGCGTCCGGTACACGATCCGGCGCGTCTCGCGGTACCAATGGAAATCGCCACCGTTCGGCGATACGAAATTCATGACTTTGTAGTAGCCCGGGCGACACACGGTGGACGGTTTCGGAATTTGGTACGCCAGCCCTTTGTAGTCTTCGAGGACGCGCTTTGCGATACCGTCGCACGTCCGGAACGAAAGACCCATTGCGCTGTTCCGAGCCATGTCACCAGGAACATTCTTATTGGTCGACTTTGGATTGTTCAGGTCGAACGCATAGTCGTAACAGTTATCGTGGTAGACCCCCTCGGTCCCGTACGGTGCCCAGTTGAACACGACCGACGAACACATCCGACTCATTTTATTCTTTAGCTATATTAAAAATGCTCGGTATCATTTCGTCCCAGAGTGCCAGCGAGCTTCTGTATCAGCTGACCATCTTCCTTCTGTTTGTCATCATCATGACTTTTATTCTACGGTTCCTGTGGAACTCGACGCTCACCAAGCACATTTCGATCCTGCGTCGCGTCGACACGCTCCAGGAGACGTTCCTGCTCGCGGTCGGCATTGCGCTCTTCCGTCTTTAGACGCGAGGGCGCCGTCTCACAAATATACTTCTGACACGCCGGACAATCGGGTGAAACTTCACCTTTGGTTTCGTCCGAACCGTGCGTACACGTTTTTTTAACGCACGAGTTCTGATTGTATTTTGTAAATATGTACGTTGGACGAGCCCGGTTCTATTCACGGGAGGCTGTCCGAGTTGACCGCGACCGAACCGGCTCGCGGTTGATACATTTCTGTACATTGCGGTGCGTAGTTCTTGCCAATTCTGGCCAGGGGTTCCTCGACACCCAATGACAAAATAAATACCGGGCCCAGATTCGCGAACAAGTTGCGCAATGGTTGTCGAGCGACCATGGTCGGTCACCGGGCGACCGACTTCTTGTACGCCCATAAGGTCATCCATAGCCTGGTTTCCATAGTCGAACGTCTCGATCGTATGATTAGGCATTGTGTCACCCGGTCCATAAAGATGACGCCGCCAGCTCGACGGAAAAAATTGAGTACTCGTCAGTCTCGGGAGAGGAATTTCACCCAACATGAATCGACGCATAGTCTTTCGCTGGGTACGAAGTTTCTGAGTCAGACCCGCACTTGTCAGTATAGCATACGAAGATAACATCCATCCGGGGGCTGACAGATACACAACGTACGTACGACCTGGAAGTACCATAGGAGAACCGGCATTCATTGTAGTGTGACCGATAATCCAGCGATATGGCGTGTCGGGGAGTCGCACCTGTGCATGAAACCTGTCAAGTTTCGAAGGACCGATCCTGGTAGAAATGGACGGTTTCGAAATACGGCCAGACCGAACGCTGAGAACGCGTGACATACCATGGGCGCACATTTATTTCAAAAGTACCTTGAGTTCGGTCGCCCACGCTGATTTAGCCGCGGGGTCTACGAGAACCGACCCATTATCGCCATAGACCTCGTAGACGTACGGTAATTCGTACATGTTAAAAACCATGAGTCCGTCGTTCACTATGTCGAGTGTAACTGGTCGACGAATTTCGTGATATCCGTGTGGTCTAAAATTAAAAAGAGTCGCCGTGGCCGTGTCGTACACGATTCCGTCGTGTGAACGGAGTGTGTACCATAGGGCCCATGTGCGCGTTTCGTCGAGCCGGCGGGGCAAGAGCCCGAGGGCGCGCCGGGTGTCGAGATCGTCTACATATTCAAGAATCTTATATTCCATGTGATGACATGTCGTCAATTATTTAACCCGAGCACATCATACACGCCTCGGGGTTGTCTCGCCGGCACGCCGCAGCCGCCTCGGCCTCGGCCATGGGCACAGTCACCTGTTGGGGCTTCGCTTTGGCGCGCGTCCGGAGGTAATACATCCCGGTCTTGAGTCCCTTGCGCCACCCGTAGAAATGCATGCTCGACAGCTTTGCGACCGTCGGGTTCTCCATGAAAATATTCATCGACTGTGACTGGTCAATGTACGCGCCGCGGTCAGCCGCCATATCCAGAATAGACTTTTGCGGAATCTCCCAAACGGTCCGGTAAATCTCTTTGAGTCGGTCCGGAATGTCCAACGACTGAACAGATCCGCCGTCACGAATAATCTGGTTCTTGACGCTCGGGCGCCACATGTCAATCTTCTGGAGATCGGTGACCAAGTGCTTGTTAATCATGACAAACTCACCGGCGAGTGTCCGGCGCAGGTAGATGTTTGTCGTGTACGGCTCGAACGCCTCGTTGTTCCCGAGGATCTGGGCGGTCGACGCGGTCGGCATGGGTGCGACCAGAAGTGAGTTGCGAAGGCCATGCGTCTTGATAGACTCCTTCACGAGAAACCAAGGGTATCGGTCACTGGCATCACAGCCCCACATGTCAAACTGGAGCTGACCCTGCGAAGCCGGCGACCCTTCGAACGTTTCGTACGGTCCCTCCTCCTTGGCGAGCAGACACGACTCCATGAGCGCCGCATAGTAAATCGACTCAAAGATGAACTTGTTGAGCTCTCGGGCCTTCGGCTCGTCGAACGACATGCCGAGCATCATGAACACGTCCGCCAGACCCTGTACCCCGATACCGATCGGCCGGTGACGCATGTTCGACTTCTTGGCCGGCTCCGTCGGGTAATAGTTCTTGTCGATGACCCGGTTCAGATTACGGGTCACGACGCGAGTAACCTCGCACAGTTTATCAAAGTCGAACTCGCCGTCCTTCACAAATGCGGGCAGACTCAGACTGGCGAGATTACACACAGCCGTCTCGTCCGGTTTCGAGACCTGAAACACCTCCGTGCATAAGTTACTGGATTTAATCACACCAATGTTCTTCTGGTTCGACTTTTTGTTCGCGGCATCTTTGTAGCACATATACGGCGTGCCGGTCTCAATCTGCGACTTGAGCACGGCGTCCCAGATGGTACGCGCCTTGACCACGCGCTTGTAGCGACCCTGTGCGACATACGTTCGGTAGAGCTCATTGAACTCCTCGCCGTACACGTCAGGCAGACCGGGGCACTCATCCGGGCACATCAGGTGCCAGTCCTCGTCCTTCTCGACCTTCTCCATGAACAGATCCGGGACCCACATCGCCGTGAACAGGTCGCGACACCTCATCTCCTCGTCACCCTGGTTGAGCCGGAGCTCGAGAAACTCCATAATGTCGGCGTGCCACGGCTCGAGATAGAATGCAAATGACCCCTTCCGCTTACCGCTCTGATTTATATAGCGGGCCGTGTTATTGAAGACGCGGAGCATGGGCACGATACCGTCCGACTTTCCATTCGTCCCCCGGATGGTCGATCCGTTCGCCCGAATGTTCGAACAGTGGATCCCGATCCCGCCGGACCATTTTGAAATGTGCGCACACTCTTTGAGTGTTTCGAAGATCCCTTCTACTGAATCACTTTTCATCGCCAAAAGGTAGCAGCTCGACATTTGTGAGAGTTTGGTACCGGCGTTGAACAGTGTCGGGGTTGCGTGCGTGAAAAACTTTTGGGACATGAGATCGTACGTCTCGCGGACACGCTTGATGTCATCGCCGTGAATACCTACGGCGACACGCATGAAAAGATACTGAGGCGTCTCGCCGGTGTTCAGGTAACTGCGCTGGAGCGTCTTGAGCCCAAAGTACCCAAAGTCAAAGTCGCGTGCGTGAACGATCGCCGAGTCGAGTTCGAGTGCGACACACTTCATAAACTCGTCACTCACGATACCCTTGACGTGCAGGCCGACCATCGCCGCCGAGAAACACTTGGGGGCCATCTTCTGCATGTTCGATGCGACGATTCGGGTCGCCAAGACTTCATAGTCTGGGTTTTCAGTCTGCATGTGGACCGCCACCTCGGCCGAAAGGTCGTCGATTTCGCTCGTCTTGATTCCGTCGTACATGTTTGTGAAAACCTTCTGGGCCACCTTGTCTGGCTGGACATCGATACCGTTACACAAGTTGGCTAGTCGCGTAACCACCTTGTCAAACAGAACCGGGACGATGTCACCGTTTCGCTTCTGGACCTTCATTCCTGTGCTCATTTACAAGAGCCGTATTTTTTTATGCGCGCCTCACGCCGAGCGATCCGGCTCGATGATCGTAAACTGGAGCTGGAGATCATTGTACACGTCGGTGATGCGGCGGTGCCGGAGCGTCTCCATCGTGCCGTCCGAGTAGAACAGCGTGAGCTCGTTGCGACGGTCGTTCAGCTCGAACCAGCGAAGCTGCGCAACGTTAATGACATGGACGGTATCACGAATCTTGATGGCGATCGGAGGCATTCTTCTACTTAAACCCGTCATTCTTTTATTTACTACCATTAAATGAGTAACAAGTTGTACTCGACGCCGCTGAGCGATACGTTCTTTTCGTCTTTCAACCGTGAGTACCTTCACGGTGCCATCGTCCGTAATGTCAAGGCCAAGACCGGCATGAACATCGACCGTCAGAATGACCCGGACCTCCAGGCGCTCATGCGATCCGTATACCAACACATGATGGCCAACCCGGATGACAAGTCACAGGTTTCCAAAATGAATGAGATTGTCGTGAAAGAGGCGACCAAGACCATCAGCACGGGCATCCTCCAGCAGCTCTCGTACATGGATTTCATCGGGCGGAACCCCGTCCCGCTGTCCATGCCGGTCAGCACGTCAACCTACGGCTACAAAATGTCCAGTCAGTCACCGGGTCTATAAGCCACAAACCGTACATTACACTATATCGCGTTCAAATCTCTAAGAGAAGACTCGTACTCGAATTGAAGACGGCGACGGCACGCGGGGTGGGACGGGTCGGTGATGCACCGGCGCCATGTACGCTGTAGGACCTCGGCGTTGTGGTTGGCCATGATCATCTCGGTACGGAGCGGCGCGTAGATAACTCGGTTGTAGACGGTGAGGACGTTGTTGATCACGGCCTCGATGTGGGAATCGGCCCATAGTCGGCGAGCGATTGTAGGCATCGGCACGTTCATGGCGACCCAGACTGAATTTTGAATCAAAATTTTACAGTGCTCGAGAAGATTCACAACGGCCAATGCATTCTGGTACCGGTGCTTCATGTCGAGAAAGCACCCGTCGATGACCTCCTCGATCATCTGATTATCTTGGTTGCTAAGATCACCAATCTCGGCCCAAAATCCATAATTGATGTTGGCGAGCAGCTGAAAACTCAGGACGGCTCTAAGATCCGTCTCAAACTCTTCGAGTTGAATGTCCACGCCCCCCGTTGCCTTGCGCGGCGCCCGTGGCGTTGCCATTACTGCTTGCCTTTCTCTTGTGTGGAGAAAGGCTGCCGCTTACAGGACTCGAATTTTTACGAGGGCCCTCACCGGGTCTATAAGCGCTAAATTAAAATGTTTCGTAAAAATAATGGACGCCCAGAAGCCCGAAGAGAAGAAGCCGTTTCCTCGCTGGGGCATCTTTCTCATGGTCGGTCTGATCCTGTTCGCTATCGCCGCCGGTGTGTTTTTCATGGCGAAGCGTCGTGGAAACAGCAGTCTGACTCCGGCGGCGCCTAATGCAGGTAACGCCGCATCCATGCCCGGGGCGACCAATGCCGGTCTGAATTCCAGTGTGGCGGCACCGGCAGGCGCTCCAGCCAACGGCGGTATGGCCCGTATGAACAACGTCAGAGCTTGAGTGTCTGGCCGACGTGTATCATACCGATCGCCAGGATAACCAGAGCGACCCCGACCCATTGAATCGGGTGGTGGAAACGTTCACCCAAAATGAAATAGGCCGAACCGGCACCAATCACAGTAATCATCCCTTCCCAGAGCGCCGTCACCATCATAACATTCTTGAGTGCGAATGCCCTGATCAGAAAGAAGAGGACGACCCCGTATCCCATAACACCTAGCCCCAAATGGTGGTGTGCCGAATTACCCGATTCGGCAAACCATTTTAGATTAAAGTTCCCGAATGTCTCTGCGCACGACATACACAAGACCTCGAACAATACCATTTTTATATATCGATATAATATTTCTTATATTGGTGGATGACTGCATGATCAGGGTTTGTTTTGTATTCTGGTCTATTAAATTCGACGCATTCCGTACAATAACCAATTGTTCCACCATTCATATATGTTAATACTGATAGAACTATATCGGCATGTAACCATGGTCGCCGTATATGTTTACGCCAATTGGATGATGTTATTTTTTTGAAAAATTCAGTCCGGAAGAAACATCCACCAGATCCGGCATAATGTCTGTGGCCGGTATAATCAATAAGTTCTTGCGGGAATATCGCCCCGGGGTTTGTACCACAAATATCAAATACTAACTTGGATGCATCTACCGAACGAACATGAAATACATCTTCTTCTTGCATTACAAAAAAATCAGTTGTAATTCGACCAACAGCTCCAAAAAAACGTTCAACCCATTCATATTGATTTTTCCAGTCACGAATACCAATATGTCGATGATATGAATAATCTGCTCTGTATTTTTTGGCAACGATTTTCATACCCGGATCGCCGCCATCACACATCATGATTATTTTTCCATTTGGATAAAATGACCTATATGATTCAAGTGCCATATCTGCAGCATAAACTTGTTTGAAGCACGGGAATATAGCATCAATGTTACAAGGATTTACAGATGGGAAAATGCGTTTTATAGAGTCTAGATTAGTGCGATTATTATTCACAGCGTACCAACATTTATTAATAGATTCGAAATATTCTTCATACATAGGGGCTACTTTGTTGCACGTAAAGTTTTCACCCCATCTACGACACGTGTGTGCATCAATTTTGTGAATATTACGAGCGGCCCATACCATGTGGTCAAATGTACGGCATCTATATCCGGTCAGGCCGTGAAGATTATTCTCTGTAAATGTACCCCAATCTGTTGATATTACTGGTGTTCCGGATAAAAAACTTTCAATCATAACTCCGCAAAATGGTTCGAGATATGTCGAGAGAACGAATACGCCTTTTGCGTGCGTCAGAAGTTTACGACGTTTAATGCCATCTGCGTATCCAACATATTCTACATGGTCGGGCCATGCATCTAGTCCGAGATCACGTGGTTCACCTTGTCCCGCGATAACAAGTTTGGCACCTATTTGATCAGTAATATCCAATGCAATATCAACACCTTTTCCCCGGGTGATACGTCCTATGCATAAGAAATAATCTTTTTTTATGTCACTGAATTCAAAATCTTTCGTATCAAAATAGTTTGGAATAACAACATGATACCATGGCATATTACCACTCGTTAATACTTTGTCTGTACCCATATATGCATGCATAAGTGCATACGATTCATAAATTCTGAATTCAGCAAATGCGACACCATATCCGATTCCGGGCTCTACGTTGATCATATCAGGAAGTGCGTCACATATAGCCTTGTTACCCATCCCCCAAAATGCCAGCACAAAATCCCCGGGCATCTGTCTCTGCCGAATTTCGCGAATTGTGTTCATCGTATATGACATATAGACTTCATCATTTACGTCATATTTAAAATTTTTAACCTTATAGTTATATTGTCCATAAATTTTATTATACAAGTTGGAATCGACAACTGTCACATGCTCGGTACACAGAACACGTGAATCTTTGTGTCCATAATGTATCGTAGTATGACCACGCGGTGTCATCATTTCACAAAATTTAAGAACTTTTTGTGTGAACGCACACGCCACGTAATCTTTATTAGTGATGGTATGCGGTACCGCAAGTACGTGAAAACGCATGACTCTAATTACTAGAAGCACATCAGTCTTTATAAAGCAGTAGCTTCATGTCACTCTAGTATGAATATGACCATGCTGGCCGAATTTCTTTCCGACGTTATGATTCCGTCGCACGTGTCTTTACCGGACGTCCCAGACGTGACACTCGACGACCACTGGATCGAGTTTGAAGAGACGCTCGGTCGGTACAAGGCGACGTACGCAGCCGCCCTCGGTGATTTCCGAAAGAAGGAGGCGCACTTGCTAGGTCTGTCGACCGACATCACGGTCATGCAAAATGCTTCATCGGTCGTGAGTGACCCGGACCTACAAGCCGAACTGGCCGAACGGGTCAAAATGTTCGCGGAAACGAGTCGCGTAACAGAACTTCGTGACGAACTGGCACAACTCAACGGGACACTCAAAGCTATGGAGGCCGTACTCATGAATACGAACGCCCGCAAGTATAGTCAGTTTACGTGTTCGATTTGTATGGAACGGCTCGTCGATACGTTTCTGGATCCGTGTGGCCATCTCGCCTGCGAACAGTGTCTCGGGCGCACCAGGTCACCATCATGTCCGATGTGTCGCACGACAGTCACAGGATTCAAGAAGATGTTCCCGGCGATGGGGTGATTTTTTCTAGGACAAGAGCATGGAGCCCGAGCAACGTAAAAAATGGATCCCGGTTCTGACACTGACCGTGTCGATCATTTCGTTCATGTTCGCTCTGACGGTTCTTTATCCGTGGCACATTACCCACTCGAATGATTTTTCGACTCTGGCGAGAAAAATATCCGGTCTCAAGTAAATGGCGGAGGAGAAGTGGCGCGAGCGCATTCCGTACATTGCACTCGGACTTTCGCTCACGACCCTGTTGTTTCAGATTTTTGTTCTACACGCCTGGCACACTAAACTTTCGGATCAGATGAAAATTATTCTCAGTAAAGTGTAATGAAGGGGACTCGCGAAATCATATACGGATTCATCCTGTTTTTTATCATCGATCGCGCGTCCCGGCTCGTCAGTTCGCACTTTGCAATCAGGCGAAAATTGTCCGAACTGGAGATGGAGCGTATGCGAGCCGTCATAGAACTGGTTGCGCTCGGCATTGCGCTTGTTATATTCAGTCCACGGGAGGTCGGTGATGCCATTCAGTCATCTATCGACTGATAAAAGAACCGGGCGCCGAGTACACAAGTATGAATGGGTACAAACAAGAAACCTATGAACTGTGTCGTACGAAAGGATGGGACAAGGCCCACGTGAGTACAGTGTGGCTGCTGTTCACAGAAGAGATTGGTGAACTCGCGTCGGCGATTCGACAGTTTCAAAGAAGTTTTCGTAAAACCGGACTCAAGAAGGAGCGGGGGACAGACGTCATGACCGAAATGGGTGACGTGTTTTCGTACCTTTTTCAGTTGGCGTACATGCTCGACGTCGACCTCGACGAAATGTGGCGCCGGCACAAGCAAAAGGTTCAGGACAGGTCCTACGGCGATGCCGGGACGACCGTCGCGGACAAGGAGGCCCTGGACAGGGGCACGCCTCTGGACAGGGGCACGCCCCTGGACAAAAATATCAGTACACAATAGAATGACTGCTATGCTCGAGATTGACGAAATGTCTATGGACCGCATAAATCCATACACGGCCACAGAGACGTTTGGCATTTCGTATAACGGCGGCCACAAGTCGACGGACGCTCTGCCGTGGATGATGCCTCGCGAGGAGGAAGAGGCGACGGAAGAAAAGCCAGAGTACGAGGCGCATTTCACACCCAAGCACATCTTTCGCGCACCGGCCATGACCGCCATGACTGGTGGCATCGATCCCGCGACATCCTTTATGTTCCCGGCGCGTAAATACCAGTACGACGACGGCACAACATCCTGGTCTCGCGAGGTTTCGTACGCCGACGGGCGCAATTACGTCTCGGGGCTGATAAAGGGCGGGGACAGCCTATGGCCGATCATAGTCGCCATGATTCTCCTCGTCGTCGTCCTTTCTTTCCGGAAGGGACTTAAAATTTAATAATCCTGGAACTTTCAATCTTTACAAGTTTCTTCTCGAGTAGATTCTTTTCAAACGCGGTACGACTTTCGAGACACGCGCACTTGTGAATTTCGAGTTGTATACACCCGATACAAAATGCGATTTTGCATTCGCGGCATGTCAGCTGAACACCCCCCTTGTTCTTCTGACACGCCGGACACTTCACCATGTCAGTATATCGAGATTAGTCTTCAAGTATATCGCACACCGGCCCAGGGCCCGGTGGCCCCGGCGGCGGTGCCTGCACCGTCCCCTTTTCCTCGTCTTCGAGAATCTCACACAGACCATTTTGGCGCTTCAAGAGTACCCGATCCCAGAATGCGCGCGCGACGGGTAAAATACGTGCAAACCATTCGCGGTCTCGTGGAATCTCCGAGACGACAAATTCCTCCTGACCACCTTTCCCGAGATTGGGGGGTTTGTACTGAATGAAGTCACAGACTTCGAGGTCGAGAACCTCCAACAAAAGTTGAATCTGTGGGTAGTAATGTTTCGGAACTTCGGGTGTGATCCGGCGCGACAAAGGACACTTGATTTCGATGAGTCGGCCGCTCTCGGTCACTCCGTCCGGTGAGCCGCCGAGCCACAAGTGTACCGGATGTTGGACAAGACCAATTTCGTGAGATTTTTGATTGTGCCGAAGGTCGTACATGTCACGGGCGACAGGTTCGAGGAGTGTTCCGTGCGCCGTTGCGGCATTTCCATGCCAATGACTGTGGCCGCACTTTTTGACGATGAGATCCTCTGGGGTTTCGAAATGATTATCTCCGATGGCGGTCGCAAGGTCGCTTGCCGTGAGCATGGTTCCGCGGAGCGCGTGCCATTCGGGCGTTCGCTGATCGTCATAGGATTGCTGAAGGAGCTGAGCTACCCGGGGGTGTACTGACATATTGGTTACGAGCCTTCAAGTCTTAAGCGTTCGAAGGCTCTGTGGACTTTCCAAAGCTCTTTCGTGATTGGCAGTTCGGGTACACCTGGTATTTCTACAATTTGATACATGCGAATGTGTGACGGCCCGCCGGTCAGACGTGTTATGGTCCGCGCCGTATCGTATGTATACTCGGATTCGCACATATAATATGCGCCGCCGACCTCGGTATGCACCGTGAAATATGTACCGATTCCAAACGGTGAACTCTTAATCATAATATTTCCAAACATTGCACACCTCTTTAGAGGAAACTGGATATCCGGGATGTTTGTGAGTCGTCTGGGCGGTAGGCCCAGGGCGCGTCGCGTGTCGATATCAAGAAACTCCGAAACACGTTCTTCCATTACCTTTATGTTTTTTCTTGTCCTTAGTTAGATGGATGCGCTTCTGCGGTACGAAAAACTACTGAATCACTTACACGCTACGAATAACCGGAAGCACTTGCGCGTACAACTCGGCCACATGGTAAACCACGTGGACATCAAACGACTCGATAATGATAATGCATACAAGAAGCTGTATAATCGGATCCGACTCAAGTACGCAAATATGAACACGCGATTTAATACACTCACCCGAATTGAAAAATTGATCAACAATGGGAAGCCCGAAAATGCTTACCGAAAACTACTCACACACACAAATTGGAATCTCGCTCGTAACAATCCAAATTACGGCGCACTCTACAACAGGGTCGCAAACAAACTTGTCGCCAAGGGATACACGTCCGTCCACCGTGTACACGCCCCCAGACCTATCAATATAAAAAGTCGACAACAACAAGGCGGTACGTGTTGGTTCCACGGCATCATCAACGGTCTTTTAATGAGTCCGCGTCCGCGACAGGTGCTACGGACGATGGTCGCCCAGATGAATCTCGGCCCGGACGATGTGAATACCATGGCGTGTCCGGCCCGGACAGCGAGTGCGACGTGGTTCTGGAAGTACATACGGCACCGTCTATCGAGTGGCGGTGTCGTAAGTCCCGTGTTCAAAAATAAAAATGTGATTCGAAGCGTCGGGTTACGCCAGAAGACTGTACGGCCGGGCGGACTCGTCCCTCGGTTCAGCAATACCGTGTCGACGTGGCGCGGACGAATCATGGCATCGCGGTCGGGTGTGACCGGCGGAACACAAGAAGATTTGATACATTTTTATCAAAAAATATTCCCTGCGACGAGCACGCCTCTCTTTGTCTTGCGACAGTTTGGTTCGCTGGCGTCCAAAGTAAATCCGTACGTACCGCATACCATGGACCGGAATGGCGTCCGCTACGACCTTTCGCACGCCTGGATAATGTTCAACGTCCGACCGTTTCTCGGTCACGTCGTCACCGGGTATAAAACAAAGTACGGAACGTTCCGAACATACGATTCGGGGACACATACCGTGTATCCAAACTACGACTGGACTGTTCGGCAACGCGTTTCGCCACTCCTTACCATGTATGAAAATTATTTACCGTTCCCTTTGCGTCCCGGTGGTATTAAAATTTGGGCCGTATACATGAGACCGTCCTAGCGAAGAAATTCCCAAATCTTCTCCGCGGACTGACCGTTAAGAAATTGTGCAATGCGTCGAGCCGATTCATCGAGCAGATCGTCCATCTGGAGAAAATCAGCCGCGCGAGCAAATTGCATGAGTTCATACTGGTCAGCCGGGTACGTCTCGGTTTCGAGCGCCCGAATAAGTTTGGACGAAAAGGGTACGGGAACGGGACCCGGGGGGACGTCACACAAAAGTTTACTTTTTTGGACGAACGAAGGTGCGAGGACGTGAATCATACTGTCGGTCGTCACGATTTCCATTAAGGAAGTCGCGCCCGTATACTTTAAAATGGACACCGTGCCCGTGACACTCCCCGCCGAGCTGACCACGATCGCTCAGATTCTTAACGATCCGGTACAGACCGACGCACTCAATCGGTTCGCCGAAGGTAAACTGAGTTATGCGGAGATGCGCGCCCTGTGCGGCTAAAGAGATGCACGCTCGTAAACATAAATGAACCGATACATAGCGGTCTCGTATGCGTACGGTTTTTTCAGAACCGCCTTGTTGGCCCCACCACTCGAACCAAACGATTATATGACTGAACGTCTGTGTAAAACTGCAGTATATACCGCCGTGGCACCCGTGGGTCTACCCATGTACATGTACCTGGACATGAAGATGATCGAACACCGGATACGTAAAATGTCAGGCAAGGTTGACAGATTCCCGTGGTAAAAATCCCGCCGTACTGTAAATGAGAAACGCGCTCACGTACGCACGGACCGAACTTAAAAATACAAACCTGATGAGACGGTACATCATTTCGCTCAACGGACTGATAAAGAACAACTTTCCAAACTATGAACTGAATGTCAAAACCGGCAACAACTACAACTTTGCCAAGCCGAACAGCGGAAACCAAACCAACCTTCGTCTGATCCGCAAGAACAAACAGGCGAATCTAATTTTGCACCGCAAAGGGAAAGGCGTGAATATAGCGTGGGGGCTGACGCAACCGAACGCCCGCACGAAAGGCTACGGGACGAAAATTCGCGCACTCGCAGCCCTGGCCGCCCTTCGTGTCCACCTGCCCCTTTATCAATGGTCAGTGTTTGGAAAGAATTCTGGGTCGTACAAAATCATGAAGAGACTCGGTGCGATCGAGCGAAAAAATAAGACCCATTTCAAATTCGTTCCCGGACGGCATAACCTCAACACGCTAAGGAAGTTGGCGGCGTCGTAAATGCCCCTAGGGAGTCACGGGAGCTAATACCATTTCTTCGAGGATCGCAATCTTTTGGCGCGTCAGCTCCTCGACCGTTCCGACATCCATCATGACCAGGGCCTTCTTGGCGGCGAGGACCTGTTCCAGAAGCTGAATATGCATATGCGAAAATGACTGATGGACACTCTTTTGAATTTCAGTCTCGTCAACTCCACGAAGACGGTACTTATTTTCAATTTCTGAAATCTTCGTCTTATGGTCGTCGAGCCTCTTTCGCGCCTCTTTCAGGTTGTTCTCGTGCATCTCCCGGTGCTTCCCGTAGTCCCATTTGTTTTGGGGAATGCCTCCCGCGTACTGTAGGGCTTCGTTGACTTTAGCGAGACGTTCCATCGTATACTCGTATTTTCGCGAGTTAATTTTAAGTACATCAATCAATCCCCTGTTTCGCAGGGTCATTATGAGTCCTTGTTTTGTCATTCGACACCGTTTCATTATTTCGTCCACGGACATTCCGTCACGATAGAAGTCTGTCGCCATATGCCGGCATCGTGATGAAATGCCTCCAACTGCTCGACCATGTAAATTCGAAATTTCTAAAATAGTCATACCTGAGGCGAGTTCATCGAGGAGACGCGTCTCCTCCTCGATGGACCACTTCTTTCCAATGTTCATTTTTACTTGTTTTTCAAACGCTCCCCGACTCTAACTATAAATTTCCATGTCTACAGTACTATGGAGCTCAAGCGGATGTTGATGTTCCTGATCGGGTGTATGGGTGCCCGTCTCGGTTTGACGTACGCGGCGTATCGATTTCCGGTGCTCCTCCCGTGGCTCGGTCTCCTCGCTTTGGCTATTTCGATCGGATTCGCCACGATTTACATAAACGGATGGCGCAAGACGGGTGTCGAAGTGGGCGGGCAGGCCATCTGGTGGAACGATCTTCGTCCGGTTCACGCCTTTATGTACGGCTTGTTTGCCCTGTTGGCTCTCATGGGTGTCAAGAATCAGGCGTGGAAGGTTCTGCTTCTGGACACCATCATAGGATTTTTGGCATTTGTCCTACATCACTTTGGGTCCTAAATCCAGGTTGTGATGAGGGCCGCCCATTTCTCGCCGCGAAACGTGACATTCTCTTCGAAGTCGTACGATCCGCTCATAAAATTACGTCTGACGCTGTACACATCATCCTTGTCCTTGACGAAAAAGAACGCAGCCACCTGGCCCACGAGACCTGAAAGTATATGATCATTTTCCCACCCGATTTCACGAAGTTCATCGTCGTTCAGCCAGGTGAATATCATTTAATTTTCAAGAGGTCCTCGTCTCTAAATATCAAAAGACTCGAAGAGCTCGTCGATCGGAGACTTTTCACTTATGCCTACGAACCATTTACCCTTTGGGCCGCATCGGTTCTTGTCGAGCCGGACAGACTTGGCGTAGTCGTGGTGGACCTCACTCTTGTTTACGGCGACGACCGAGCGACCACACGTCTTGTCTCCCGGGTTGTAGTGAAAGCACACCTTGCAGAGGGCCGACAGACTCATTTTACGGTTCAGGCACACTGTGTCTCTATATGTTCAATCTCGGGTTCGGTCGCCAGTCCGCACGGAAAGTTGATCAACAGGGCACTGTCGAGTCCGAGTAACTTGAGATACATTTTAACTTGGGTACGGTGTTCATCCTTGAGCGCCTTGACTGATTTCAACTCGACGACCAGACCCCGCTCGACAATCAGGTCAGCTCTCAGGTTCCCCAGAACGTGTCCGTCAAAACTCACAGTCATGATACGTTCGGTTTCGTACGCCAGGAAACTTTTACGGAGACAAACCTCCATCGCATTGTGATACATACGTTCGGACAGGCCCGGACCGAGCTCGTTCCAAATTTGGCGCGCATGTGTACACACGAGCGACTTCGCCATACGGTAATAATCTCGGATTTCTATAGATGACGTTCATCGTCTATGCAGATTCGACCCAGCGCGACACGACCCTGTACCCTTCCGGGAACGTGTTCACCCTCCATCTCACAAATCCGGTAAAAAATGTAACCCGTGTCGATCTCGTCTCGGCCGTCCTTCCAAACACAATGTACAATCTGACCGGGACGTCAAACATCCTCACGGTCGGCACATCGAACGTCTGGCTCAACCCTGGGTTCTACTCGACGTCGTCGCTCGTCAACGAATTCAATGCTTCTAGCCAGGTCACGGGTACAAAACTCGGGTACCTTTGTGGCGAAGGTCGATTTATATTTTACGGCACACTCACGTCCGTGACGTGTCTGACGACCGAAATTGCAAAACTTCTTGGCCTTCCGTACGGCACAACAAACGCCCTGGCAGTCGCATCGAATCAGGCGTACGCGAATCATACGACGTATGGCACGGCCGCAAATTATGTCAAGTCGTCCAGTATTATAAACCTCAGTCCAAACGAACACATCTGGCTTGACATTGCCGAATTCAGAACACCGACGACTATGGATGCGCGACGTCTGGTCACGTCGAGTAACGTCCGGACGACGATGAGTACGACGGCCGGTACATCATTTGCACTCATACCGATGGATGTTACGAGCGGTTCTTTCAAATCATTCAAAGAACAGACGGACTATGCCATGTCGATCGAGTTTCCGTCCCGGCTCGATTCGCTCGAACGTCTGACCGTACGGTGGCTCGACCTGAATGGGAATCCGTTGGCGTTCAACGGTCTGGATACAAATTCTTTTACGCTACGGGTACACACGGTGCTCGTACCGGATGTACCTGAACGACTTGTTAGTCTTCCGGCACCTGTCGCGGACCAGGAGAAATCTAAAATGTTTGTCGGTGCGGCGTTTGCACTTGTGCTCGGTCTGATGTTGATACTTATGCGGCAAAAACGTCAGTAGACGTGATGGAAAAACCCGGGATACTCTTCTGGTCGGCGTCAGCCTGGACGCGGACGGGCGGGCGCGCGGCGACATACATGAGATACAGAGCGACCAGTGCCAGGATCGATATGATTAGCGTGCGACGGGTGTTCATTTACTCTGTGTGCACATAAAAAACTCAGAGCCTGTACATGTAGCCCAAAATGATCATTGCCGATTTCGAGTCTACGATCCAAGGTTTTGTCCACTCGCTCAGTTATGTCGCGGTCGAGTTCATCATCAATGACGGCTGGTCCAAGAACAATCGTCGCGGCGTCGATCCCATGTACGATCGGGTGACGCGCGTGTCTCACGGCCCCGTGACGACGATTGTGATTCGGGATGTACTCCTCGACCCGTCCATTCGCGAAATGGACGACGTGAAGAAGAAACTTGCCGGCGTGTGCTTTGACGCGGCCGAACTCGGTCAGAAGCAAATTTTTGTGATGAATTTCAAGGATGCGCTCGAAAAGTTTCTCGAGGATGTGTCGGCGGATGGCGGTCAGTGGCTCGGTCACTCGATCGATAACGATATCGAGTTTTTGTCACTGACCGACAAACGTATCGGCGCGGGTCTATTTACAAAGGATACAAAGGCGTACCCGAGTTCATGCTGTCGTCTGAAGGGTTGGAAATCGGTCACACGTCACTGTACGCAACAGATTCTGACGCGTCGCTGTCCTCAGTTCTGGGCGGCGTATTCTCAGGCGGGGAATGTATCGTCGAAACTTCGCGACTTGTGTCTGTTTGTCGGTCGCGAGCCTCAGAAACACACTCCGGCCCAGGATGTGATGGATCTGTGTGCTGTTCTGACTCGGGCGTTTGAGCTCGATCGATGGAAACTCGAGGAGGGTTGTTCGTACATGATAAGTAAGCCTGTACAAACATCCGCATCTTGGCTTCACGCAAAGCCTTGAAATCAAAAATATTATCGACATTCAAAAGTACGGTCGGAAACATTCTGTATTGTTGACGTAGGCCCATGACACACCCGAGCATCTTTGTGACGTACGACTTGAGGTCCTTGACGTCGGTGCCGTACGTCCACGTATCCATGCGTATGACGCACACGGAATCCCGCCCGATAAAGGGATTACACGGCGTCTCTTCGAGTGTACCGCCGTCGATATAGTGCCACGGGCCGTGCCTCACGCTCTCGAACAAGAAAGGTACGGCGACCGTCATACAGAGGGCGTCGACGACCGACATCTCAGGCGCCGAATCGACCGAAAAGTAGTGCGTCGTGGACGTCTCGACGCAACACGCCGACACGTAGAGCTTCACGGGCCAGAATTCGTAGAGTTCACGGAACGTTATATCGGTCCGACCGAGAAACTCACGCACGACGCCTACGATGTGCCGTCGGATCTTCCCGGTGGCCACGAGCCCGAATGACTTGAGGAGCGATTTGATGTTGGGCCGCATCGCATCGCCGATCGGTATCCCTAGACTATAGTCGAGAAGCCTGCGCGTGTCGCCTTTTGACGCCACGTACATAAAGGCGAGTATACCGCCGGCCGATGCACCGGATATTTCTTCGAGATCGTTGAGTGCACCGAGGTCTTTCAGTGCACTGAGCGCGCCCGCAAAGGCAAAATATGCCATGGCACCTGGGCCTATGACGAGGTGCCTCATCTAGAATTTTAATTTAAAAAAGGAAATGTTCATCGACGCACCGTTTTAGTACACGGCCGGGAACTGACCGCGAAGGGAAGCAAACACGATCGCGTACACGAGGGCATGGACGCCCACCGCCGGCAGAGAGCTCTGGCCGGAGCGGAAAACACCTGCGGAGCCGGGGGGCAGAGTCAGAAGGACGCCGGGCGTAAGGAGCACAAACAGAACAGCCGGCACGATGAGATCAGCCGGCTTCAGGGACAGCTTCAGCACGAAGCGCGCCAGGATGAAATACACAAGGGACAGCACCACCGCGTGCACAAACACAGTCTGCATGCCGTAAAAGCCGGTACCGGGCAGCAGGCTGAGCGACGGCAGGGCCAGGAGCAGGCCTGGGGTCAGGAGCGCAAACAGAACAGCCGGCGTGAGAACCTTGGGGCCTGTGATATCGATCGGCATCTTTCTTTTACTGTCTACACAGAGAAAAAACGAACAAACTCGCAAAAGTCGTTGAACCGGGCCGAGTTCATGAGGGTCGTTGTCATCCCACGATCGGCCAAGTACGCCTGCATGCCCATCCACATGTTGAGCAGGTCCTCACTGTGCCAATCGTGCCACGTCTCTGGGTCGAGCAGAATTTCGCGATCGTCGGGGTCGTCGTCGTTCTCGTGAGGATCGATCGTCTCGTCGGCGTACAGAGCGTCGTCGCGGTATTCGTTGTTCAGGCCCATTTTCTTACAGAAAGAGTGTCTCTCTCCTTTAGGGGAGCAGCGTCGACGATGGCCTGGTAAGCACCTTCGACCTGAGCCTCGTTACCACCGAAGAATGTCCGAAGACCTTCTTGGATGACTTCTTTTGTTATACTACCGCGGCTCGTTTTAGATGAAAGAGAAACCTTGTGGTCGTGGATCTTCACCTCGACCTTTTCGCCATCGGTCGACTCTTGTTTCATAAAGGTCTGGACGACCGTCTTGAGTTCCTTTTCACGCTTATTGAGCACGCTGATGTCGGACCGGGCCGACTTCAACTGTGATTTCAGTTCGAGCCACTCGGTCATAATGTCTTTAATACCACCGGACGCCATCTATTTTATTCAGGTGTGTTTTCTTTATTTGTACTCGTTCTGGATCTCGAACTTCGGGCGCATGGTATCCGGCGGGATGGTCGACAGGTTGAAGATGCTCACGGCCTCGCGGGGGTTGGGCGGCTCGGACCGAACGTCCCGGTTGGCGTTACGCAGGTTACCACCGATCGTCTCCGGGAAGCCAATCTGGGCACGCGGGTCCAGGAAGCTCTGACCGGACAGAATTGCATCCGGGCTGAACTGACCGAAATCCTCGGTCGTCACAACCTCCTTGGGAATCAGACCGACGTTAGGGTCGGACTGGACCTGACCAATCTTAAAGCCGCCGCCGGAGAACATACCGGCACCATCGCTGGAAAACGGCGCAAGGAGGTCACCGGCACCGCCAGGCATGAGCGCCGACGGCCCGTCGTTCTGCTGGCCACCCTGGCTGATCATCGGGCCGCTCGCCGCGAGAGCGGTGCCAGCACCGGACGGCGCCGCCTCGAAACCGCTACGCTGGGGCATCAGGAGCATCATCGCAATCAGGGCCAGAAGTATAAGAATCGCCAGACCTTTACCGTCCATATTTATAATGTACTGCGAATTTTTTTACAGGTCAACCTCCTGGTCGTCGTCCTCGTCGTCCTCGTCGTCCCGGAAGAGATACTCGCGCGGAAATTTAGATTTTGGTGCCGACCTGATCCGCACCTGGACAACTTTCCACACGGGCTCGAACGTACGTTTCGTAAATACGAGACCGATGAGTTCAAACCAGGCGTCGACCGGTCCGGTCCCGACGTCGGCCAGTGTCACCTGCTTCTTCTGAGTGTCGTAAGCGGTCGTGACAATCTTACCCTTGATGGTTGTGAGCGACGCACACAGTTCAGACTCTGGGTTGAGACTCGTCTGGTATGCACCGACTACCGTCTCGTCCGAAATCTCCTTACCGAACCAGAGCACCTTACACTCTTTGGCCTGGGTAATAATCTGGTCGTCAACCTGGCTGAACAGGGACGGGTCGACACCCGTGACGGTCACCTGGTTATCATCCGTGATGACGAGTCGTACATTGTTCAGCTGGTGCATCGCCTTCTGACCCTCGTCATTCGTAACCTTCAGGAAATAGCGACCGTCCTGGAGTTTGGATGGCGTCCCGAACAGCATTTTCTGTCTTGAAAACATTTCAAGCCTCTAAGTAATGAGCAGCACCATTTGTGGTCCACAGTATACAGGCCGTGGGTGTGAATGTCGTGCACAGGTGACACCGGGTGTCACACCCGCGACCGGCGAGGCGTCTAATCCAACGTGGATTTGTGCCCATGTTCAGGACGGGATACAGACCGGCTGTGACCCCGGGTGTTGCCCGACAGACTGTTCAAAACAGACGACGACTGACAAAGACGGGACGGGAAGTGCAACTGCAGCTGCAGACACGAAGAGTGTCTGGTGGATCATACTGATCGGTATACTGTTTGGCCTGATGTTGTTCATTTCCTATTTTTATAACGCAACGAAACGAAATTCCGGCGGTCGGCTACCGATAGGCGTGGCGGTATTCACCACGGCGCTCCTCGTGGCCATCATCGTGACGGCGGCGGTTATGTTGACGAAAAAATAAGCTCATCGTAGGGTAGAGATGAACCTGGATCCAGGCAAGATATACGAGATGCTGAGGGACACGACGGTGTACGGTCGGATCAAGCTCTGGCACGTCATACTTTTCATGAACATCGGGCCGATGCTCACGTGGCCCATGCTCGTCGTACTCATCGGGATCGTAATGTACGAAGTTAAAGACGTCCGTGGTATGTTTGGTATCAATGGAGGCTACCAACGAAATGTTTCTGACTCTTCAGGCGGAGATCAAGGCGCTGCGCAAGGACCTACGCCGGGTGAAGGCTCTACTGGAGGATCCGACGGGCGAGAAGTCCAAGGCACGAGTTTCGAACAACGGTTTCAACAAGCCTTTGGAGGTCTCCGACAAGCTGCGGGCTTTCCTGAAGCTAGCAGCTGATGAGAAGATTTCTCGCTCCCAGGTGACCAAGCGTATCAATGAGTACGTGACGCTACAGGGTCTGAAGGCCGGCCAGGTGATTAACCTGGACGCGACCCTGAAGGATCTTCTGACGCCGCCCGAGGGTATCAACGTAACCTTCCTGAACATCCAGAAGTATATCAACCACCATTACATCAAGGCTGAGCCCGCCCCGAAGAAGGCACCGGCGGCGGCTGCCTCTGAGGCGTCCGGCTCGGCACCGGCTGCCGCGAGCAAGAAGCCCCCGGTGAAGAAGCCCGTGGCCGCCAAGGCTTAAACAAAAAAGATGTACATTGTACATGGAGACGGCTCCAGTTCTGGATCGATGTGTTCTTGAAAAATTGGTAGGTACGAAAATCAGAGACTTGTCTCTGTATCAGCGCGCATTCACCCATAAATCTGCAACGAAAAAGTACTCTGGACTGACTGGTTCATACGAAACGTTGGAATTTATGGGTGATTCCGTCCTTGGTTTTATTATCACTCGTCACCTCTTCGATAAATACGAAGAGCACCAAGAGGGGTTCTTGACAAAGGCTCGAACCAAGATGGTTCGGGGTACGACGCTATGCGAAATTTCCGAACGTCTCGGGCTCCATAAATGGATTCTGATGGACGATAAAGGGATTCGGAACGGCTGGAATACAAATCCAAATATCCTCGAAGATGTTTTCGAGGCGATGATAGGTGCCATCTACCTCGATCTCGGTATGGTCCACGCCAAAAAGTTTGTATTTGCAGCCTTTGAACAAGTTGACGTGTCTCTGACGGACGACAATTACAAGGATCAACTTATGCGTCAGTGTCAAGCGGCCCACCTTTCTTTGCCGGACTACCAGGTTCGGGGTCAGTACCCGGATGGAACATTTCACGTCGAAGTTTTACTCGGTGGTACCGCGTCCGGATCCGGGTTTGCGTCGACCAAAAAACAGGCCGAACAGAATGCAGCCCAGGTTGCTCTTAAAAAGGTGTAACATGGTATGTGTATGTACGAATTTGCCGTCGGATTCGCCATAGGGATTGTCGTGGCCAAAATACGACGCCGAAAGACGTACGATGTCGCCGTCCAGGCTACACCAGCCCCCTTATTTGAAGAACCGACCCATCCCGTATGGGTACCAAGGCGTTTTGTTCGCGGAAATTTTTGGGGCGACTAGACACTATTGGACGTCGGTAGGAATTCCCATTTAAGTTCGGCACAGATAAGTTTCCATATTTGGTCCTGGCGGTACAATTTGTCTTTCGATTTCAAAAGTGGAAAACATGGCAGGTATTCATCCTCGCCGATGAGTTCACAGAATTTATAAAGAACAAAACTATACGACAAGAAATTTTTACGATCATGTGGACAATGTTTCTCGAATGGTTTTTGAATCTGTACAAACATGAGTCGGAGTCGGTCCTCGAGCGGCTGGGGCATTGTCGGCGGCCGGACCCCATTCAGGATCGTGGTGATGTACGGTGCGTGCTCGTAGTACTTGTTGAGCCCGAGTTTCTTTAAAAGACTTCGAACTTTGAGGTGTGTAATTTCGAAAGTTCCTTTGATTTTTTGTTTTCGAAATTCTAGCCTTAACTGCTGGATAATCTCATCCGGTACACTCGTCGACTCTTTCGCCTGAAATTGTGCGACCCACTCGTTGAAATGATTTTCGCGCTTGTACGAATAGACGACGTTTCGGTCCATTTCCTGTTCTTCTTTATAGCCGCGCTCTTCGCTCAGAACGTATTCGACCGTACCGCACGTGGTACAAATCTGATCGCTGGTCGCCGAGTCGATCGTATGGGCGTGCCAGGCACCACAGCCCGAACACGCCTTTTGGTGATGAACTCCGCCCGGTTTATGGTTCTGGATACCGGTCACGTCGCCCTCGATGTGAAGCATGTACGAATCGTATATATCCTTGCGGGCGACGCCACCTTGTCGGTCCGTCGTATATTCGCGTATGTACGGTATGCACGTCGCCAAGTATTCACCAATGTCCCCACCGGCTAATTCAAGTTCTTTTATACGTTCGTGGACCCGACGCTCCATTAGAGTCTTATCAGCCGTCTACTTTAGGTGCCAGATAAAATTGAATGTCTCCCAGATTAGCAATCGCGTACCGGAACACGATCGGCATATCACTGTTCGCGCCATCCTGTAAAAGCTGAACGCTCGCGCAAAGGTTCGTCGCCTTGGTAAACATGTTGATATACTTGAGCGAAAAGATGTTCCCGACGCGTGCGGTCACATCTTCGCAATTACAATCCAGAATAGTCTTTTGGTCGGCAAAATCACCTTGGCAACTGAGTTCGAGCGAATTCCCGTCTCGGAAAATAGACATGTTCGACGACAGGTTTGCCATGTCGCGCGTAATCCTCTGGAAATCGACCGACGGTACGGTCGTCACGAGGTCCATGTGAATGTCCGGAATTTCTAGAATGTCTTCGTTGATATCCATGAGTTTGAGTTTGAATGACGTCTTTGTGTGCTTGACCGTATTCTCGACATCAATTTCGAGAATGTCCCGGTCGTGAATACGCATCGTGAGCGAATCGTTCGTCGTCACAGTCTTGAGCAACTTGTACGTATTGGCCATGTTCAGACCGGCGATGAGTTCGCTCGCACACTCGTACTCTTCAAAATTTTCGGCCGGCAGAAACATGTGCACGAGCGTGACGCGCGCCGTGTCGAGCGTCAGAATCTTTACGCCGGTCGGTTCGAAATAGACATTCACGTCGTTTATAATATCCTTGAGGACCTCGAATATTGTACGCAGAGCACTCGCCTGAATGGTCCGTAAGTACATGAATGTCAGGCGCGCCGTTTTTTTATCAACACTTTACATGACTGTGACTGTACGTGTGCGTAAAAGCCCGTTGCCCCAAAAGAAATGGCGGGCCGAGTTTCCGAATCGGCACGTCGATTTCGGACGACGTGGCTATTCAGACTATACCATACATAAAGACCACACGAGGATGTTGCGTTACCTCGTGCGTCATCGGACGCGCGAAAATTGGACGTCCGGTGGACGGTACACGCCCGGGTTTTGGTCTCGGTGGTTTTTATGGTCCCGGCCGTCACTTAATGGAGCACGTCTCGCGACACAAACTGCATTAGGTAAAGGGTACCGTATAAAAATTCGCTCTCGACAGGGATCGAACCTGTGACATCCAGATTAACAGTCTGGCGCTCTACCGACTGAGCTACAAGAGCAGAGGTGGTTCTGACTTGGGTGATTCGAACACCCGATCTGTGGAGCTACAATCCATCGCGATACCACTTCGCCAAAGTCAGGAACGTGGAAGACGACGCTCGTCTCCCACTCTTATTTAAGCCGGGTGTCTTTAAGCCATGTCGTTCTTCATGTAGCTCGAGCGACGCATCAGGGTCCACAGCAGCTGCAGGACCAGCAGGAACACGATGGCGTGCAGCACTAGGCCACCCATCTTGGGCAGACCCTCCTGGGTCGCGACCCAGGAGCCGAGGACACCGCGGGTCGCGCGGTAGGTGGCCGGGTGAGACACGGCAATGAAAGCGAGGGCTTTGGTCAGCATCATTTTTTAATACCTACGCACAAAATAAAATGAACTGGCTCAGCCTGTTTTCGGCTTTGTCCCTGGCCTGGTCGGCCTACGTTCTGATGTGGGTCAAGAGCCTGAACGGGTGTGACTGCGCCGACCACCAATGGCAACTCGTGTACATCGCCTGGTCGTACGTCGCCCTGATTATGTACGACCTGTTTGTTCTGGGTACCGGCCGACACGAGTTTCATTTTTACGCGGCATTCATGGCAGTGACATTTGCGCTGAGCGCAGTGACCGCCCAGTACATTCGCGGGCTCGGCGCACGACAGTGTATATGTTCTGAATCGGCCCGACGCCGAATCATATGGCTCGCCAGCCTGAAACAACTCGTGTTCATTCCGCTGGTCTTTATTTTTTTCGCCGCCATTGGTAAGAAATGGTAAACCCGGTTGTCATTGCGGCCGTCCCAGGTCTTGCCATACAGTCCATCGTCCTGTCGTGGATATTCAAAATCGAACGTCAGTGTGAATGTTCGCGCGATTGGCGTCGCGACGTTATAAAGTACGTATCGATCGCCAGCGTGGTTCAGATGCTCGCCATTCTGGGTCGGATCCGTATCCCGCCCGTCGTCTTGATGACCGTGGCGCTCGCCGGCCTCGTGAACCTGTACTCGGTCCTGACGTACATCCCCAAGCTGCAGCGCGATTGCTCGTGTGCGACCGAATACGAATGGCGTGACAATTTCATATTCTGGTGGGTGCTTATCGGCCTTGCGCTCTCGGTAGCCGGTGTTGTGTTCGCGGTCGCGCGGCGCTAATATGTAATTATATCACGTTCGTGTAAGTCACTGACCGCGTATTCTATCATGCACTTATTTTCGTATGTATATATGTCATTTACTTATAAACTTACTTTTGGTACTCGGCCATGGCATCCTGAGGTTTGCGTGAAATGCGCGCCTCGAGTTCAGGGGTCATAGGCGGTGCGAGCGAAGCACCATAGTGATCCAGGTCGAACATATCATCCGGTCCGTCTGTTCCGTCGAGGAACGAAGTTGCCGGTCCGCCCGCCCCTACCGCCTCAACTTCGGCGACCGGAATCATAGACTGCATCCACGCCCGAACCTCCTGACCGACGAGCAATTTGTTATCATTGGTGACGAGCGTCGGCACACGCGTAATTTGACGAGACGGTACGCCCTGGGTCGTCACATTATGGAACCGGACGATGTGGAGCAGAACCGGGTTCTCCTGGATTTCTTTGATGATCTGGGCTGAATACGGACACTTATCACTGTAGACCAGCGTGGCCATTACCAGGGACTGAGGGAATCCGTGATTTTTTTTGACGCACTAGATTAATAATGAAAGACGTTGGCTTGTTTCTGCTCGTCGCTCTGTTTGGGTTTATGATTTGGAATCGGGCGTACAGCGAATCTTTTACGGACGTGTCGGCCTCGAAGCCGGTCGAGCCTGCAACCATCCAAACAATCATCAACGCCGTCCAGGCCAAAGTACCGGATCTGTACCCCATCCAGACCGTATACATTAATCCTTTCCAGGGCGACCAGGGGGGCATGATGTACAACGCCCGTCTTGTGTTTCTCAACACGCGTGGCTATTTCGGTGTCCAGTACGATATCAAGGCTGATTCCGCCGGTAACATCATCGAGATGTCCGAACAGCCCGGGCCCGCGATGACCGGGCCGTTCATGGCGTTTGTCGCCCCGGACAAGTACGATACGTTCGACGATATTCAGGTCGCCCTGGACAAACAATTTGCGGCCCTGAAGACGAACTCCGACCCGACCAAACTCGACAAGTTCCTCGAGACCCAGCGCGCCTCCCAGCGTGCTTTCGCCATGGATTCAGTCCGGTCGCCCTACGAGAAGACCGTTTCGGGTAAAGGTTTCCTGGGCCCGGATGCCCTTGCGTTCTCGGCCGCCTAAGCTTGTGTCCGCATAGTAGTATATGTCAGGGCTCGTATCAGCCCGCGAACTTGCCGAGCGTGAGAAGAAGCGTCTCGATGTAAAAAAATCCACGTATCGCGCCATTCTCGAACAGTTTTCGAGAAAAATTTCGAATGCCGCGACACTCGGGAGTCACGAGGTCATGTTATCCGTCCCGCCGTTTGTGATTGGATTCCCTGTATACGATGTTGAGCTCGCGACGTCGTACATACAAAGACAAATCGAACGACTCGGGTACACGACCCGGCGCGCCATGCCTACCGTCATCCACGTCACGTGGTCGAAACCCGTCTCGAAGAACATACCGGTCGTCATCGACCATTCACACGACGCCGACGTACCGAGTCTCATCAATCTGGCCAAGACGGCTCAAAAAATTCGCGCCAAGAAGAAATGATGAACGCCGTGTGGTACGAGTGTATTCGCCCGGAGGCGGCCCCGCCCGGTTACGTGTTTCCGATCGTGTGGACCATACTGTACGCCCTTTTGGCGGTGAGTTTTGTCAGACACCCCAAAGCCTGGCCGCGCTACTCACTGAATATCGCGCTGAACTATGCATGGTACGATGCGTTTTTTGTTCGCCAGGATCCGAGACGCGCCATGACCATACTTGTCGCGCTTTGGGTATCTATTGCCGACCTGGCCCGTCAGGACAAACTTCTGTGGCCGTATTTGGCATGGGTCACATTTGCCGGGTTTCTAAATCTTCAGGCTGTTCGGAAACAAGATCAATGTGTGTGATACCAGACGAACATTATATTTTGTCAAAAGTTTGTACTCATTTTCAAAAAACATATTGTTGTTGTTGACAAAGTACATGTTCAAGTTTTTTGTAATTGACTTGAAATAAAATTTTTACACAGTGTTACACTGGTATCAAAAATGTGCGCCCGACCTACGAAGAAAATAAAAGAAGCAAAAATTAAATGGATGTGTTGGTCGAGGCCGAACGCAAGTATATGGCGAAGCTGAC